TAGAATGCCGCCTCACAGCAGGCACGTAGCTCAGTTGGTTAGAGCACCACCTTGACATGGTGGGGGTCGTTGGTTCGAGTCCAATCGCGCCTACCAAACAAAATCCGCTCTGCTGGGCGGTCTAGAGGGGTCACCGGAAACGGTGGCCCCTTTTTGCTTTTTGCGATTTGCAAAACTTTTGCAAAACTTTTGCAAAACTCCCACATCAGAACGCCAATTCGGCACCCACCTCCAGGTACTCGATCTTCTTTTCGTCGTGCCCCTCCTGATAGTGCTTCGTCATCTTCTCATCCGCATGTCCCATCAACGCCTGAATGTACTCCTGTGGGAAATTCTGCTGCTCGTACAGCCATGCCCCTAAAGCGCGGATCTCGTGAAAAGTGGGGCGCTCGCCGGCCGGCACGTGGTCATAGGCGTGCGCCGCATCCCGCGCCTTGCTGAACTCCTTGGTCAGGTAGTCCGGGGTCACCGACGTCCAGTGGTCCTTTGCATCGATCTGTTCGCAATTGCCGAAGCCGCGAAGGCCGCTGTGGTAACGCAGACCACGGTATCCACGCCGATCCCTGTCGTTCCCGGAAGAGCTACCACAGCTGCGAAATCGTCTGGCCAGACTTCGAGCGTGCGAACCACGTTGACACCCACGGTCTACGACAGCTATCAGGCGGCGATCAAGGTCCGCGAAGAACTGGTCGACCGCATTGATGCTGAAAGCGAAGCCACCCCGAACGATGAGGTCTACGTGACGCTGTCGGATTTGCGAACAAGCGTCGTACAGGCTGTGCCGAATCCGGAACAGGATCTCGCTCGGATCGTCCAGTACGTGCCGAAAGAGACGCTGCCTTCTTTGTTGGTGGCTTATCAGATCTACGGGGACGCCGGCCGGGCCGATGAAATCGCTACTCGCAATGGCCCAAGACACCCCGGCTTTTTGATCGGGGGCAATCAGATCGAGGTGCTTGCTGATGGATGACCTCGAACTGCTGGTTAACGGAATGAACTACTCGGGCTGGACTTCCCTCGGGGTTACCCGGGCGATCGATGCCGCGACAACCGCATTCACCTCCTCACTCACGGAGCGATGGGAGGCCGGAGAGAGCTCGCCCGCCCAGGTTGAGCCTTGGCCGATCCTCCCGGGTGACGCCTGCGAAGTTCGGCTTGCGGGGTTTCCGATGGTGATTGGCTACGTCGATATTTTCAAACCGTCGTTCAGCGACACCGACCACACCATCAACATTCAAGGGCGAGACAAGGTTGCGGACCTGGTTGATTGCAGCGCCGTGCACACGCCTGATGAGTGGAAAAATATCAACCTTCTCAGCTTCGCGAAGATTCTTGCAGCGCCGTTTGGGGTGACCGTCACAGCGGAGATTGATGTGGGGGAGCCTTTCCCGGTGTGCAAGCTGCAGCAGGGGGAGACGGCTTTCAAAGCGATCGAGCGTTACGCCAGGCAGCGCAAAGCGTTGCTGATGCCGGACGGCGCCGGCGGGCTCCTCATCACTCGTGCTGGTGTTCGTCGCGCCCAAGCCTCTCTGGTGCAGGGCGAAAACATCAAGAACGCCAGCGGCACTATCGATCACAGCCAGCGGTTCAGCAGCTACCTGGTTAAAGGTCAGGCCAGCTACAGCCCCGACAGCACCGGTGAAACCGAAGCGCACATCTCAGGCGGCGTAACCGACAGTGGCATTAGTCGATATCGGCCAATGCTGCTGATTGCCGAGACTGGCGGTACCTCCTCAAGCCTGCAGGACCGCGCAACGTGGGAAGCCAATAGCCGAATCGGTAAATCTGCTGCGGCGAGCGTTGAGGTTTATGGATGGCGGCAAAGCCCTGGCGGCCCGCTGTGGGAGCCGGGCCTGCTGGTGTATGTGCGGTCGGCTTGGCTTCGGATGGATGGTTGGATGCTTATCCGTCAGGTGACCTATGAGCGAGGCGAGGGCGGGACAACCGCCAAGCTTGAAATTGTCAGCCCCCAAGCCTTCGACCCTGAGCCGCCTGATGGGAAAAAAGACAAGAAAGGGAAGGCCGGAAAAAAGGGTGGCCGAAACATTTGGGCTGAAGCCATTGGTGAAGAGGAACCGCCGAAATGAATGATGTGCTCCGAGAAATGGGCAACCGGGTAATGATGATGTTTGGCCGCGGTGTGTTGCGTGCGGTTACCGACACCGGCCCTCGACAACAGGTACAGGTCGAGCTGCTCAAGGACGAGCTCCGCGATGGTCTTGAACACATGCAGAACTATGGCTTCACCAGTCACCCGCAGGGTGGTGATGTAGCGGTGGCCTTCCTCGGAGGCAATCGCGAGCAAGGGATTGTTCTGGTAGTCGATGACCGCCGGTACCGAATTCCCCTGCTGGCTGGTGAGGTCGCCATTTATGACGATCTGGGCAACAAGATCGAGTTGCTGCGCGAGATGGTGAAGGTCACTGCCGTTCAGCATCTCGAAGCCCAGGCCCCGACGATCAAGCTGGTTGGCGATCTTGAGGTGATTGGCAACATCACCACCACCGGAACCATCACGAACAACGGCAAGAACATCGGCAGTACTCATCAACACAGCGGCGTCACCGCCGGCGGTGGAAATTCAGGAGTGCCTATCTGATGGCTGATGCCGCAATGGTAATGACCGAAAGCGGCGGGGAGTTACTCCTGTCGGGCTTCGACCTGGCGCGCGACGACGGCCTTGAAACTGCCGTGATCATCAGTCTCTTCACTGATCGCCGGGCCAGCCCCGAGCAGATCCCTGTCGAGCTGCCGCAGGACGACCTGCGCGGCTACTGGGGTGATATCGCAAACGCCGCGCCATCGGACCAGACCGGTTCGTTGTTGTGGTTGCTGGCCCGCGAAAAGCAACTTCCGCAAGTCCTTGGCCGTGCCCAGCAATATTGCCGGGAAGCCTTGGCTTGGATGGTAGAGGACCTGGTCGCGACTCGTGTCGAGGTCACCGCCGAGTTTGTGGCGCGGGGTTGGATGCTGATCCTCGTCGATATCTACCGGCCAACCGGCTCACCGGTTCGCTACCAATACAATTACGAATGGGCGGCTCAAGCCGCGAAGAGGGCTGCCTGATGCCATTTGCTCGACCAACACTGACCGAGCTGATTGACCGGGTGATCACCGATATCAGCAGCCGAGTGACTGGCATTGATAGTGCGGTGCTTCGCCGATCGTTGCTCGGGATTGTCGGCCAGTCAGAGGCTGGTGCGGCCCACATGCTGTACGGATACCTCGACTGGATCGCCAAGCAAACAATTATCGACACTGCCGAGAAGGAATACCTCGAGCGATGGGCAGCGATATGGAAGGTGATTCGAAAAACCGCTGGGTTCGCTTCAGGGCAGGTTGCCTTTCCGGGAAGCGCTGACTCCACCATCCTCGCCGGGACGATTGTGCAGCGTCAGGACGGGGTTCAATACAAAGCGCTCGCGGATTCAGTGTTCAACAGCGGATCGTTGAGCTTTCCGGCCTTGGCGCTGGAGGCCGGCGAGGCGGCTAATTTTGGCACGGGCTTGCCGATCTTTCTGCTGTCGCCAGTCGCTGGCGTGCAATCGACCGGCGCGACCAGTACCAAGCTCGAAGGCGGCGTCGACGTTGAGTCTGATGAGCGGCTGTTGTCCCGTCTACTGGCGCGGATTCAGCAGCCACCGCACGGCGGCGCAGCTACTGACTACGAGCAGTGGGCGTTGGAAGTGGCGGGCGTCACGCGCGTCTGGGTCTACCCGTTGCAGATGGGGGCGGGCACCGTAACCGTGCTGTTCGTATGCGATGAGGATGTGATCATTATCCCATCACCGGCAAAGGTGGCCGAAGTCCAGGCTTACATCAACGCTCGCCGGCCAGTGACTGCCGAAGTATTCGTCGTTGCGCCAGTGGCCGATCCGCTCGATATGAACATCAAGCTTTCACCAAATTCCACGGTTGTCCAAAACGCAGTGCGCGCCGAGTTGGCCGACCTGATCGACCGCGACTCTACACCTGGCGGACCGATCCTGATCAGCCGCTTGCGCGAGGCCGTGTCTCTGGCGGCTGGCGAAAACAACAACCAGATCGTTACACCAACGGCTGATGTCACGCACGCCACCGGCCACATGGCGACTCTCGGCACGCTCACCTTTTCCAGCCTGTAGGAGGCGCAATGCCAACAGCTGCTGAATACAGGGAGCAGCTGAAAGCGCTGCTTCCCCCTGGACAAGCCTTCCCTCGCGACCCCGGTACAACACTGCATGACCTTCTGGACGGCATGTCGATCGAGCTTGCACGTGTCGACGGACGAGCCAGTGTTTTGCCACAGGAGGCTAACCCGGCATCAACGTTGGAACTCCTGACTGACTGGGAGCGCGTGGCGGGGCTGCCTGACAAATGCTCAGGAGTACTGGAGGAGACGATACAGGGCAGGCGCAACGCGCTGCTGACAAAGCTCACCAGCACAGGCGGGCAGTCGGCGGAGTACTTCATTGGAATCGCCGCATCGCTCGGCTACACGGTGACGATCGAAGAGTTCAGGCCATTCCGGGCGGGGGTCTCTGCCGCGGGTGATGCCTTGACCAACGGGCCCTGGGCTTTCACCTGGCTGATCCGGGCCCCCGAGGTAAGCATCACAGAATTTCGAGCCGGTCTTTCCTCCGCTGGTGAGCGGCTACGCACATGGGGTAACGACGCCCTTGAATGCAAAATCAATCAATTGAAGCCAGCGCACACAGTGGCGCTCTTCGCCTACGGGGATTAACGCATGCACAGAATTGATGGCGCAGGGGCCACGGTTGATAACAAGTTCACGGACGGTGATCCGGTCGGCGGCGTCCAAGCCACGCTTGTTACCGATGATTGGTTGAACGACGTGCAGGAAGAGCTCATGAGCATTCTTGCCGCCGGCGCAGTAACTCCAGTAAAGGGTACACAGAACCAGGTTCTTCGGGCAATACGGGCGTTGTCAGCCGGGGTTGTGGGGTCCACTGTAAACCTGAAGATGACGGTTTCGACTGCAAGTGCGAGCGCCACAATTACCGCTGATGAAGTTGTGGTGAAGTCCGGTCTTGCTGGACGCGCCTGGACGATTGGAAGTCTTAACAAGCTGCTCAACCTAGCGAACGTCGGCGCTTTGGGAATGGACTTTGGTACGGCTACGGCGAACAGCTGGCTGGCCATTTACGCAGGGTTGAATGAAAGTACCGGTGCAACAACCGTGTTCGCGCAAAACGTCGGGAACACCTTTGCGCCTGCGATTTATGGTGGTGCCAATATTCCAACAGGTATCACCGCAACTGCACTGCTGACAGTTGTGCCAACAAATGCGAGCGGCCAGTTCAAGCCGGTAAGCGTCAGAGGGCAAGACGTTTTCACAAATATCGCTACGCTTTTTACTGGAGCCGCAATAGTCGCCGGCAACCCAATTTCAATCGCGGGCGCGGTGCCTGCCAATGCGGTAGCAATCTTTGGTGAACTTTCAGTAGGCAGTTCTGCGCTTTCATCGCTCAGCTTGACGTTGTTCCCCGACGCATCGCAGGTCGGTCAGCAAAACATGACTACGACCGTAGGCGCAGGGCAGTCTCTTACCCTGAACTATTCCAGTCTGCCGGTGACGACTCCACAGCAGATCATGTTCACAAGCCAAAGCACGGCGGGCACGCCCGCATTCAACATCTATTCAACCGGGTACAAACTATGACAACCTTCACCCAAATCTCAAACGATAGGGTCATTGCGCTGTTTTCCTGCGAGCAAGATCCTGAATATTGGCCGGGTGTCGAGGAGGTCGCTGATGACGACCCACGACTGATCAAGTACCTTGAGGAGTCAAGCGGGCCGGTTGTCATGGTGGAGTAGGGGGGGGGCGGCTTACCAAGTTCGAGCTTTCATAAAGCACACTCATCATCCTGCAGCGGTTGGTGACGATCTTCTGGAATGCTCATCCGCTGGCATTTTGTTTCTATGTGAAAATGCCGATGGATCGTTTGAAGGTCGTCGTCCGCGTTTTTGGCCTTTGGCTACTGGATATAGACGAAAAACCGTCTTTCTATAGTTCGCTATTTATGTCAAAGGTTCACATCATCGGTTAACAATTTTCCTATAGGAATCCGCATCTTGGCTCGCAGTTTTGTTAGCGTGCTTGTAGACTGGCCGGCTGCTGCGCTATAGGGGCAAGGCTTTTCTGCAAGGTTAATGCAAGCATAATGAGCAAGAAGCTAGTAGTCCTGTTCGTCATTTCGGTCTTCGTAGTGGTAGGCCTTTCGGTTGATTTTAGGAATCAAATATTAAATCACTTTGTAGGCTTCAGTCTGCAAATGATTTATATACAAGTTTCAGCGTTAATATTCGTTGCTGTTGTAGAGTTCATATCTGTTGGCTGGAATGCCTCGTCCGCAAGAAAAATAACTAGGCCTTCCGCATCTGTTAGGCGGGATATCGCGGTGTACTTTTTAGATTTGACGTCTATTACGGCCCTGATAGGGAAAGTTTTAGTTTTTGGCGTTCCTTATTTTTTCATTCCTGTCGCATATGCAGCGATTCATCTTTATGTTCCGTTTTCTTTTTCCTCAATAATTTCTTCTCCTATCGCGCAGTTTGCATTGCTTTTGGTTCTTTCGGACTTAATGCTTTATTGGATGCATAGGTTGTTTCATTCTGTGGAAGCTACCTGGGAGTTGCACCAATATCACCACTCGGCTACTGAATTTTGCATAATGACGTCAAGCCGCGATAACCCTATTGTCGGGCCTCTGTGGGTCTTTTTCGTTGGTTTGCCTTCCATATTTTTTGGCGCGAGCATGGAGGTTTCCTATGCATTGGTCTGGCTGGGAATTACTCACGCTTATTTGCTTCACTCCGAGATTAGGAGTACTTGGGGGTGGATCGGGAAGTGGGTGTTTGTTTCGCCGCAGGCTCATCGTATTCATCACTCCCTAGCTCGAAAACACTGGGGTAAAAACTTCGGGTTCTTGCTGGTGGTTTGGGATAGGATTTTTGGGACTTACTATTTAACCAGTGAGCATGTAAAAGAAATAGGTATTGATAGTGATTATTATAATAAACATAATCTTCTTGTTGAGATGGGTGTTGGAATATACCGGTCTGGAAAAGCGATAACGCAAGCTGTTGTGAAGGGCTTGTTAATGGTTAAGTTAAGTATTAAATAGGCGCTGCCTAGTAACAATCTAAAAACATTAAGTCTTCGTCATTACGCGTGTTGCGAAGATACGGAAGTGCAAATTCCGGCTGAAGCAGATCTTATTACCTTATGGAACAAGCCCGCCTAGTGCGGGCTTTTTCATGTCTGGAGAAACGCATGCCTATCACTCAGAAGCAGTTGCTGCAGATCCTCCCGAACGCCGGCGCGAAAGTCGGCGTTTTTGTTCCTGCTCTCAACGTGGCCATGGTTCGGTTCCAGATTGTCGGGGCCAAGCGCGTAGCCGCGTTCATTGCCCAGATCGGCCATGAGTCCGGTCAACTAGTTTATGTGCGTGAGATTTGGGGCCCGACAGCGGCCCAGAAGAAATACGAAGACCGGGCAGACCTGGGCAACACGGTAGCCGGTGACGGATTCAAGTATCGTGGCCGGGGCCTGATCCAGATCACTGGTCGGGCTAACTACGCTGCGTGCGGTGAAGCGCTGGGGCTGGACCTGATCAACTCTCCGGAACTGCTGGAGCAGCCGCAGTACGCCTGCATGTCCGCTGCCTGGTTCTGGGCGGCAAATGGGTTGAACACCTTGGCCGATGCTGGCGACTTCGAAAGGATCACCCGGCGCATCAACGGCGGCCTCAATGGTCAGAGTGACCGGCTGAAGCTGTGGAAAAATGCTACGGCGATGCTCGCATGAACCCCTTGGCATGGAAGCTGGCGACCGTCTTGGTATTGATTCTGTCCATCGCCGGCGGGACATGGAAGGTTCAGGACTGGCGGTATGGCAAGCAGCTCGCCGAGCAGGCCGGCCTGCATCAGGACGATCTAACTGCCATCCGCAACGCGGCCGCCGACCAGGTGCGCACCGATCAGGAACAGCGACTCGCGCTCGAGCGGCGCCTGTCCGCCAGCGACCAAACCCACCATGAGGCTTTGACTAATGCGCAAAAAGACCAAGCTCGCCTGCGTGATCGCCTTGCCACTTCTGATTTGCGGCTGTCAGTCCTCCTCGACGAACCGGATCCAGCCGGTGGCTGTGCAATGCCAGCCGGTACCGAAGCCGCCGGCGTGGTTCATGGAAGATCGCGCGCCAGACTTGACCCAGCGCATGCTCAACGAATTGTCGCCATCACTGACGCCGGTGACCAGGGACTGATCGCGTTGCGTGCGTGCCAGGCCTACGTGCGGGAACTGCAAAAATAGGGTGGGGTGTTCGATCGGCAGAACGCCAGGGAAAGGGGGGACTACTGTAGGAATATACAACGCTAAGTTATTGATTCTTATAGAGGCATGTGGCGGTTTTTTACCTACTAAAAAACACCTATTTTTCTTTATAGATCATATGCTTGCATGGGTTTCGGGGTCACCTTGACATGGTGGGGGTCGTTGGTTCGAGTCCAATCGCGCCTACCAAACAAAATCCGCTCTGCTGGGCGGTCTAGAAGGGCTCAC